GGATGTTAAACTAATCGAGAACGTAAACGGCGAAAAAGTAGAATTAGATCACCCGGCTTTAGACCTGATATACGAACCCAACGAAGAGCAAAGCAAGTTCGATTTTATAGAGCAGCTGGCCGGCTATCTACTTATTACTGGTAACGCTTACGACTACACTACAAGCCCAAGCGATGGACCTAACGCGGGGCGGCCTATAAATATGTACGTGCTTCCGTCTCAGTTCATGGACGTAGTAGGCGGCGATATGGGAACACCCGTAGCCGGTTATACTATGTCTCTTTGGGGGAATGTAGAGGGCGCCGAGTTTAGTACAGACGAAGTAATACACTTCAAGAACGCCCAATACATCTACGGCGATGGGCAAGAGCGGTACGGTATGTCCCCGATCCGTTCGGCTTGGCGTAGTATTGAAACCGGGAACAGCGGGTACGAGGCCAATAAAAAGGGCTTAGAGAACTTAGGACCTCCGGGCGTACTGTATGATAAGGGTATGGAGGGTATAACCGATACTCTAACCGAGGTACAGCAAAGGAATTTAGAAGCCAAGTTCCGCAAGATGAGCGGCACGAAGAACAGCGGGACCATAGCAGTAACTTCGGGTAACTTGGGTTACATCAACTTCGGACTGTCAGCCGTGGACCTGGCCATAATGGACACGCTTAAGATGACGTTAGTAGATGTCTGCAACGTGTACCATGTACCGAGCCAGCTATTTAATAGCGAGATAGGCAAGACCTATACTAATTTAAAGGAAGCGCGGAAGCAGATGTATACAGACGCCGTACTGCCTATGGCCGACCGCATCTACGGCAAACTGTCCCGGAAGCTCTTACCGAAGTACCCAGACCTCAAAGGGCGAGACGTATATTTTAAAGTAGACCAAAGCAATATAAACGAGCTGCAGCCGGATATGCAGGAACTGGCCAACTGGCTTAATGTTTCCTATTGGCTTACTCCAAACGAGGCCCGCGAAAAAATGGGCTACGAAAGAGAAGCCGACCCGATGATGGACGAAATATATATGCCCGCTGGCCGTGTTCCTATTTCCTTAAGTGGGTTAGATGCCCCACAAATAGCCGAGCAGATAAACGGCGATAGCTTGCCGAATGACTAAACGGGAGGGGGCCAAGTACTGGACCCGTAACGACCGCAAGCGGGGGCGCTATGTCCGCAAGTATAACAAGGTCTTTAACAAGGCGCTAAACGACCAGATAGGAAACTTATTAGAGTATCTGAAGTTAGCTACAGACCCGCAGGCCGTTCTAAGCGCTGTTACTACCCTGGTCCGTAGAGATGACCTCAAAGCGGCTTTCGTTGATTTATACCAGGAGGTAGGCGTAGACTTTGCGACCGGTTCCTATAACCAGATTAAACGAGAGGCGGACAGCTCTAAGGAAATGACCTTAGAGGACTTTCAATATATCTGGACCGCTCAGATGCTTGAGTATGTAGACACGGAGGCGGCCACTTATATAACCTCTATAATAGGCAGCAGCCAAGTAGCAGCAAAGCGCATTATTCAACGGATCATAGCGGAAAGTTTAGACGAGGGGTTAAGCATCTTTGAAACTATGGAACAGCTAAATAAACGCGTTCCTATTGAGTGGCGGAATGTATCTAAGTGGAGATCTGAACTAATAGCACGGACCGAGGTTCTAACGGCTTCTAACTACGGGGCGGACACGGGCGGCCAGAGCATAGCGGACGAGTTAGGGCTGCAGCTTAAAAAGGTCTGGATAGCCCGGATAGATAGCCGGACCCGAACTATACCGCCGGATGCCGCCGATCATGTAGTAATGAATGGGCAGACCGTGGACCGGGACAAACCTTTTAACGTGCAAGGCATTAAGATGATGCGCCCAGGGGACCCTAACGGAGGGGCTAAAAACCGCTGTAATTGTCGCTGTACTGTGGCCTTTGTCCGGGACGATGGGCAGCCGATGTTTAGCGAAATGTAGTTTTTTACTCTATGTAATTTTGTATCGGAATGGCTAAGACCTATAAGAACTATCCGGAGGCGGTAAGTAATAACGCGAAAAGGGGGATAGAGCTTAACGAAGCTGTAAACAATAGATGCGCTACTCAGGTAGGTAAGGTCAGAGCGCAGCAGCTGGCCAATAGGGAGGCGATAACTTACGACACCGTTAAACGGATGTACAGTTATCTAAGCAGGGCAGAGACCTACTATGACGAGAATGATACGAAAGCCTGCGGGACTATTTCGTATTTATTGTGGGGCGGCTTGGCCGGGAAGCGTTGGAGTAAGAGTATAATAGACGAAGAAGAAAAGACTATGAGCGGTACGCTATTGCATAAGGGCTTTAATGATCCTTCCATGATCGTCAAGGACGTGGACGGAAAAAAAGGCATAGTGTCTGGCTACTTCTCTAAGTTCGGGAACGTGGACAGCCATAACGATGTAATGGCCAGGGGCGCTTATTCTAAGTCTATAGCTGAGAATGGACCCAACGGAAAAGGGCGTATAGCTCACCTTTGGAGCCATTCAAGCTACGAGCCTATCGGTAAGCTAATGGAGCTTGCAGAAGATGACTACGGCCTATACTTCGTTTCAAAGCTGGTCGATAGTGCAAAGGGCCGGGACGTTATGGCCTATTACGAGGCTGGAATAATTAACGAGCATTCCGTAGGCTTTTCGATTGTTAAGATGGCTTACGAGATGGATGACGAGGAGAAGCCCAAGTATGAGCGCGTCCGCACCATTACCGAGGCTAAACTGTGGGAAGGTTCAAGCGTGGTCATAGGTGCCAACGCCGAGACGCCTACAGTATCGGTTAAGTCCGGGGACGAGGTTAGTAACCTTGTGGACCGCCTGGGCAAAATGCAAAAGCTACTTCGTTCGGGTTCTACCCTTACGGATGAGGCTTTTACTCAATTAGAGATAGAGTGCACTCAAATACAGAAGGCGCTTAGTTCACTCGTAACGGATGAGCCGCAACAGCACTCAGAAGAGACCGAGCCGGATTTCCTGAGTATATGGGACCGCATCAATTCAAATAAAGTCTAACCCTGCATTTTTAAGAAAATGAACGCAGAAGAACAACTGAATAAGATTGCTTCGGACGTTTCCAGCTCTGTAGAAAAAACCAGAGAAGAGCTGAACGGCCGCATCGATGCAATCACCAAGGGCCAAGCTGACTACAGCGGCCAAATCGACAAGCTGACCGATCTCGTTAAAGAGGTACAAGGCAACAGCGAAGAAGTACAGAAGCACAGCGACAAGCTGGACGCTCGTCTAAAAGAGCTTACCAAGAACGGTATGTCTACTACTAAGGCGGCCGAGCTGACTACTTCCGAGGCTATGGCTAAGTCCATTGTAGAGAACCCAGAGTACGAGGCTTACAAGAATGATCCTTCAATTCACAAGGGTATTCGTATTCCTGGTATGCTGACTAAGGCTGTAGGTACTATGACCTTCGCGGCTTCTACTACTGGAGACGTAGCCGAGCAGACTCGTTTGCCTATCCTTCCAGACGTAGACCGTCCTAACCGTGTCCGTAACTTCATCCCACAAGGGACAATGATCGGAGACAGCGTACGCTACGCTAAGGTAACTGGCGGCGAAGGCACAGCCGGCAACCAGACCGAGGGCAACGCAAAGGACCAGATTGACAAGGACATGGCCGAGCAGACTTTCAACGCTCAGGTTATCGCTGCTTTTGCTCGTATCTCTACTCAGATGCTGGACGACATCAGCGGCATGACTTCTTATCTGTCTTACGAGCTTACACGCTTGCTCATGAACCAGGAGGACAGCCAGCTGCTTACTGGAGACGGAGCGGGTACTAACCTCTACGGACTTGCGGCCAGTGCTGCCGATGAGAACGATTTGAGCGTATCTACTGAGTTCGCCGAGCCTAACAAGTGGGACTGCATCCAAGCGGCTTCTGGTTACTTGGCTTCTCAGGACTATATGCCCGACTGCATCATGGTAAACCCTGCGGACTTCTACACTATGGTAGGATCTAAAGGCTCCAACGGTCAGTATGTAGCGCCTTTCTACTTTGACGCCGCTCAGAACACTTATACCCTTTTCGGTATGCCCGTGTATCACAGCAGCGCAGTAGCTGAAGGCTCGTTCTTCGTGTTCGACAAGGCCGCAGCTTCTCAGCTGTTCCAGCGTTCTGCCCCTTCCGTACAGTTCTTCCCTCAGGACTCTGACAACGCTCAGAAGAATTTGGTTACTGTCCGCGTAGAGGAGCGCTTGGCTCACGTTCGTAAGCATGACGATGCAGTATTTACTGCTACCTATGCTAACGTACTTCCATTTATTACACCATCGTAGTAGGGTAGTGCGTATCTAACTAAGGGGGCTTCGGTCCCCTTTTTTTATGCTCAAATGTTAAAGTCTGGGCGCAAATGTTAAAATGCTTGTAGGGTATATGGAGGCGTTGCACCTTTGATACATCAAACAACCTAAAAACACCGACATGGCCTACATTTCAACAGAGACAGTAAAAGAGATCAGAAGCGAGATTAAAAGACTTTTTCCTAAAAAGGACGGTTGGAAATTCTCAATCCGCAAGCGCGATAACATGGAAGTATGTGTAACTATCCTTGAAGGTCCTGAGACTTTCGGAATTGACAAAATGGAGGATAATTACAGACAAGTAAACCACCATCGGTTATACGATTACTACAGCGGTTATGAACTGCAAGCCCTTGAGACTATTATGGCTTGTATTCAACAGAGCGAAGCGGGTGTAAATGTAGACAGAAACGCCGGAGACATGGGAGCCGACTACGCTAACTACAATTACTTTATCCGTATCAATATCGGAGAGTTTGATAGGCACTACAAATGCACAGCACAAGCCTAAAGAGCCAAGCCCCTTCGGGGGCTTTTTTATTGCCCTATCTTTGCCTTAGCTTACTTTCATGTTTTCCATGTCTGTTTAGTGGTTTGGTGGTAGCCCCGTGTAACGCGGGGCTTTCTTATGCCGTAACTTTGAAGCATGAGAATAGACCATACAGTAACGGCGGTTACTCCGGCTAACATTATCAGCCGTGCAGACTTTCGGACCTATGCCCGCGCCGTAAACATTACCGGCGAAGATGACCTAATAGATAGGCAGTTAGAGGCGTCTACGCGATACGTAGAGACCTACATAGGCCAGAGCTTGAACGAGAACCGAATGCAGGCGATCCTTTGGGACTTTGACGATGACCGAGACATGGACGCCGGAGAACTTAGATACGTGCTGCCTATGGGTCCGGTAAGCTCTATTACTTCCGTAGTAGGTCAGGACCTGGAAGGGGCAAACACTACGCTAACAGCAGACGAGGACTACTATCTACTAACCGGGGGACGGCTTCGTATTCCTTCGCCTACGGCCTACTCTACTTATACGGTTGATTATGTGGCCCAACTGTCCTACGTTACTGAGAACGTAAAAGAGGCTATTATTAAGATATGCGCCGAGCTGTACCAAAACAGAGGCATAAGCGTAACGGGTACTATTGTAAGTAACCTCAAAGCGGATCTAAACAGCCTGCTGGCTAAGGAACGTACTAAGCTGTTCTTATGAATCCAGGGCTACTAAATGAACAAGTAACGTGCTACGCCTACACTACTCAGGCGGATAGTATGGGCGGCTTTCGGTCTAAAGAGTCTGTAAGTTTTACGGACTGGGCAAACGTCAAAAGGTTAGGAAGCTCTAAGAACGCGGACGATGCGCGGGTATTGAACGTAAACCGATACGAAATTACTATGCGGTCTCGCTTGGATTGGTCCGGAGATATAGACGGCCCAGACTTCCCCAGCGATGTCTTTAAAATAGAATACCGGGGCAGAAGCCTAAGCGTAGACGGTCCGGCCATGGAGGGGCCAGATAGGGCCTTTGTAACTTTCCAAGCAGTAGAGCGGCAAGCGTAGTGCGTATAGAGTTCAAAGTAGACCAGCGCGAAATAAATAAACTTATGCGCGACCTATCGGCCTACGGCGGCCGAGTGGCTAAGAAGATAGAGCAGGAAACTGGGTACGCTGCCTTAGAGGTCCAGCAGTTAGCAGCACGTAAAGCGCCTCACAACCTTGGGCGGTTAGGTTCATCTATTCAAGTACAACGACAAGCGCGATCCGTTAAGATTAGCAGAAGGCTCAGGGGCCAAGCTGCGCGGGTTACTTATATAGTCGGTACGGCTTTGAAATATGCGGCCGCTGTAGAGTTCGGGAGCGTTCCACATTGGGCGCCTATAGCACCATTAAAGCAATGGGCTAAGAGAAAGTTAGGAGACGAGGGCGCGGCCTACGCTGTCCAAAAGACTATAGCAAAGAAGGGTACAAAGCCCAAACCCTTTTTAAGACCGGCCTATATGAGGGTTATACCAGGATACAAGAAGAGGATTAAACGCATACTTAGATTCGTTAGATGAGGGTAGGGGTATGGATGCCGCTGTACGGCCGTCCGTTAGTTCTTAGAGCTGCTTTAGAGAGCTTCAAGGCCATGCGTATACGCTGGCGGAATATGGGCATAGAGTTAGAGCTGTGCGTAGGCTGGTCCCTTCCCGATGACCTTACCCAAGTGGTAAATCATTACGGCTATCCTTATGCTTCTGTATTCGCCGAGAATGACCCTTTAAGCTACAAGCAGGAAGCTATTTTAGATATAATGCACGGCCGCTTTGACTACTACCTACAAATAGGCTCGGACGATGTATTTATAGAAGAGGCAGATATTTATTACGAAGAGGCGCTAACCAGAGGGGTACAGTATGTAGGATGCCGGTCCGTTTACTTTATAGAACCGAGTACCCAGAGGGCAGTTAGTACGGCAATGACCCATACAAGCGTAAATAGCGTCTTTGGTGCCGGTAGGCTATGGAGTGCCGCCGCTATGGATAAAGTGTTAGAGAACGGCCCTATATGGCCCAAGGCTATG